CAATATCACGAAGTCAAGATCAACCTTGATATCAGACCTATTGATGAGTGCTTGTGGGCTGTTACTACCTTGAACTGCAGCTCTGGTCCTGCTTTCAACACCACCACCCAATACACTGTTGGTCGCCCTGTCCCTGCCACCATTGCCTACAATCAATCTTTGGTTGCTGCCTCTTTGTACGTTGACTATGTCTTCCTTGACACTGATGAGCGCCGAAGAATGGCACAAAACCCCCACGAGTACTTGATCACTCAACTCCAATTCACTGGTGATGAGTCTGTTGGTTCATCCAGTAACAAGATCAAGCTTAACTTCAATCACCCTGTTAAGGAACTCATCTGGGTTGTCCAACCTGATCAAAACGTTGATTACTGCTCTTCCTTGACTTGCGATGCTCTTCTTTTCAAGGTACTTGGTGCTCAACCTTTCAACTACACTGATGCCATCGATGCTCTTCCTAACGCTGTCCATGCTTTCGGAGGTCCTACTGCCACTGCCGGTGACTCCCGTGCTTACATTGATGCTTATGGTCTTTTCCAAGACGCTGGTGCTCTTGACTATCAACCTGCTGTCGGAAATGCCGGCTTCACTGGATACTGGCATGGTCCTTCCAATCCTTACAATGAGGTCAATCTTGGAGGTATCGCAGTTCCTGGAGATACTATTGACACTCAATCACACCTTGATAACTCTGGTGTCTCTGATGCTGGTACCTTCGTTCTCTCTGAGACCTCTTTGGACATGCACTGCTGGGGCCAAAACCCTGTCGTCACCGCTAAGCTCCAACTTAACGGCCAGGACCGCTTCTCTGAGCGTGAAGGATCTTACTTCTCTTGGGTCCAACCTTACCAAGCCCACACCCGCAACCCTGATGAAGGTATTAACGTTTACTCATTCGCTCTTCGCCCTGAGGAACACCAACCTTCCGGAACCTGCAACTTCTCCAGAATTGATAACGCTACTCTTCAACTCGTTCTCAGTAACGCCACCGTTGAGGGTACCAAGACTGCCAAGGTTCGTGTCTATGCCACTAACTACAACGTTCTTCGTATCATGAGTGGTATGGGTGGTCTTGCTTACTCCAATTAAACGATTTATCGTCTGGTTGTTGTTCATATATTTTAATAATTAATCTAAAATTTAATTATTAAAGAATTATATTAAGTATTTAAAAAAAGTTTAACAACACTGTTATAGAAGACGTTTAAATAAAATATTATAATATTATAAATGAGCGAATTTAGACCAGAAAATGTTGTTTCTACTAATCCTATCGAAACTAGTGTTGAAGTATGTAGAACACCTTGTAGCAAAGATTGGCATAATCTTGTAAATGAAGCTGAAAATGGTGTTTGTGATAATAGTTATGAAAATTGTTATACACCTAATACAAGCCAGGAATTTATTTATAATATTATTGATTGGAAAACTTTAAGAACAAATTTTGGTGATTTTTTAAAAGATTGGTTAAAATCAGAGGGAGTTAAAGAACTTTTAGATGATTTATTACCATTATTAATATATAACAATAACGGTACTCCTTTTGAAATTACTACAACCACTGATTCATATCAACTTTTAAACTTAATTAAAGATGACAAGTGTAATGATATTAATTACTCAATTGTAATTAGAGGTACTCTATTTGGTGCAGCAGATCTAAGACTTCTTCATATAGCATTTCATTCTAAAGAACCAAAAGTTACATGGGGCAGTACAAGAAGTCTCTATACTTGTGGTTATTACGAAAAACCAGCAGGTGCTAGCGTCGATGGTTCAGGTGAATTTCATTATAAAATTGATAGTATAAAAAAAAAAATTATAGCTAATAATAAAGGCACCATTTCTAAAAGTCAAATAAAAGACTCAATTTTAAATCCTGAACAACAACCTTATAAAAAATTTACATTTGAACCAGAGAATTTATTGATTTCAAATAATGATACACCATTTATAAATACAGATTTTTTACCAATTGAGGTTAAAAATGATATTCTTGATAAACATTCAATGATACATCATAATTTTATTAATTATTGGAATAATAATACAAGTTTTCAACAAAAAATAAGATTTGGTTCTTTAGAAGAAAATGCTGGAGGTAGACGTAGACGTAGAAGCCAAAAATATGGAAAAAAATCAAAAAAATCTAGACGTGGTGTTAAAACCAGAAAGATGAGAAGAAGAACAAGAAGACATTAAAATTTAAAAAAAAAATTGAGATGGATTTTAAATATAAATAGTAAATCATAATAACATACAAAGATGAGCGTACACAGCTTTTACTTCAAGGTGGTTTATACTTGCGAAACTATGAATTATGACATTGATTTGGACATGTCAATTTCAGATTTTATAAATATTGTAAAGAATAGGGCTCGCGCAGATTTTGCTATTAATTTAAATTACACTATTGAAATTGTCGAAGCTGGACAATCCGATAATGTAAATGGTCGTGATGCTGAATTAGCTCCAGCATTGGAATGTTCAGATACAACTATTAGAGAAAAATATGGTGATAATTATAAATATATCGCATTTTATATAAGACCAGTTATGCTAAACATATTATGTATAGAACAACCAGCTTTAGTAGAACAGCCAACTTTAGAAAATTGCCAAAATAATAACCAAACTGATGACCAAATTTCTAGTCAAAATGATTCAAACACAAGATAAATAGTTAACATATTTTGTAAAAAAATTTCTATTATAAATTTCTAATATAAATTTTTTATTGTATTTTTTTATTGTATTTTTTTATTGTATTTTTTTATTCTTCTTCTTCTTCTCCATTGTCTTCATTGTTAGCTTCAGTTCCAAAATCATCATCAATATCATCAGGAACCTCAACATACAAGTTGTCCTTCCAAATTACCTTGCGATTATTAAACAACCTATTCATATTTATAATTTCTGGTTTTTCTGTCTCAGATGTAAATAGTTTTAAAATTTGTTCATCATCGCGAAATCTAACAGTATAAGTTTGTTGAATATTATTTCTTCCAATACGTCCCATTGCTTGAATAACTTTTTCTTGAGTCAAGTTTAAATCTTTGCTAAGGAATCCATGACAGAATTGATAATTAGTACCATAAATATAATCACTTGAAGCAATAATCATATATAATTTTTGTTCATCAGCAAGACTTTTCATGATTTCAGTATAAGCAATATTCTCATGATTAATAAAGACACCTATTCCCATCATTAAAAGTACTTTCCATGTATTATCAACACCTTTTAATGCCATTATATCAGATACAACATTTTCTTCTATATTACTTGTAAAAGCATTTTGTGTATCTAAACCTTGGGCCCATTTGTCTTGATGCATCTTTCTATTAGGAATAAATGCATCATTTAATGTTGCTGATTTAATCATGTTTCTTAAGTCAGTTATATCTTGAGTTAATTTCGCAAGACTTCCTCTATTTAGAAACTCTTCCGGAACCTCTCTACTTAACTTTTTACTATCTTTATTAGATTTAGTTCTTCCAGAAACCTTATGAGAACTACTTGTATTTTTAACATCATTTTTAATTTTTTTCTCTGTTTCCTCTTTAATAATATCAACTTCTGATTCCAATGCGAATAATTTTTCATTAATATAATTATTATATTCAATTTTATTCATTATTTCATCCATAACTAAACTAGGAATATTTGCTTGTTGTATATAAAATTTTGCCATTTTTTCAATGTCGTCTGAAATTAATATAGTTGGACCATCAGTTAATGTATAAGAATCCTTTGTAGTGAAGTAAACACCAGATGTTCCAGGCTTTACAGCAGGCTGACTTAGTTGTTGACTTGATAACCGAGTTAAACTAGAACCAGGTAATGTACTTTGATTAGAGTTACGACTCATCCCATTTTCCATGCTTCTTGATTTAATAATTTTATTCCCCTTTGGATCAATTGTTTCATTTTCTGATATTCTGGGTTTTCTCATTTGTCTGAAATGAGTATAAATAACACCCCAATATTTTTCCATAATATTTTGAAGAAGGAATATATAATATTTTTTGATATTTTTCATGTTGAAATCATTTAAGGTCTCAAAATGTCTTTCAATTCGCGTTTTACTAGTGCCATAATTATTAGAGTTTACATAAGTAATAAATTCAACAACTTCTTTTAAATCAAAATACCTTAGAAGAGTTAAATAATTATCACAATGAGCAGCAATTTCCTTAATTTTATTATAATCTTCATCAAGATAATGTGGTACTACTACTAAACCGTCTTTGTTCACAATTGGAATAGATTTTTTACAATCATGACTAACAATATTAACAATCTCAGCTCCAGGGAATGAGTTTAAGAAGTCAGGAATTGTTTCAGTAAGCTCATTCAGCTTTGGTAATGTAGCAGATGATAATACAACATTAGGGATAGCATTTTTCTTCCAATTTTTTCTAATTGTTGCATGAAAATCGTGATCATTGTAGTCCATTGTAATTGTTGGTTCATCCCAATACATAATTATATTTTCTGCTTGGAAATGTGCTAACATATAATACATAGCTGGTAAGTAAGATTTAATATCACAAATCATAATTTCAACATTATCACCAACACTATTATCCACTTTACCAATTCCACCAGTTCGTCTATTTCTAGTAAAGACCTTAGCCGCAAAATAATGTAATCTAACATCATCGGCGCAACTACAACCAAACGCAAAGGCAATCTTTTTATTAACAGAAATTGCTGCTTTTGCCAATGCTAAGCCAACGTGTCTCGCGGCACACACAAATATTATCTTATGTCCCTCGGATAACGCAATAGGTGACAATGTTTTTCCTGTACCAGTAGGAGCCATATATAAAATCATCTTAGAATTTTCTGCTTTACATGCTGTAAATATATCTTTTTGATGCTCATATAAAGTCAAATCTCCGTATTTAAGAATATTATGGTTTTTTTCTATAAAATCAACAGCATTTTCAATTATAGCTGATAGATTTATTTGTTCTTCAAATATATTGAGAACTATATCAACTAAATTTTTTATATGAACATTAAGTTTATTAATATTATTGCGAATTAATTTATAGAGTGTGAAATAATGATAATGAAATAACTTTGTGTTGTTACTCTTTTTGTTTTCTAAAATTTTTTCAATATGAGTTAATAACGTATTTTCATAAATGTCATTAACAAGTATGGTTTTTTCATCAAATCTCTCTAACCTAATTCTATCACTAGAATTAAGTTTTATATCACTATCAATTTTCATAGGTTTATATTCCGGATTATTTTTTTTCAATTCCTTTTCAATTAGCGTAGTTCTTTCTCTGAAATATTTATTAAATAAATAACTTTCCATTTTTTCTGAAAATTCTATCTTTAAATACGAAAAGATAGAATTATTATTATTAATTCTAATATTAACATCATGATATCCTTTGACTATCATATTTAATATATCAATTTCACTCCTTGAAACTGGTATCTCAATAGAGTCCCATTCAGACTTGTTAAGTTTACGTTGCTTTAAATCCATTTTTGGGTTACTTATATGTTATTTGTACTTATATCTTTATATGTATTTTTTATATCAATTTTTTTTTAAAATTGAGATAAAATAATATAAATAAATTAAGGGTATTATAATATAATACAATGTCAGTAACTTATACTATTGTTTCTATCGAGGGGAATATTGGATCTGGTAAATCAACCTTGTTATCTAATTTACGTGATCATTATAAAAATAATTCCAATGTTGTGTTTTTAAAGGAACCGGTTGATGAATGGGAAAAGATTAAAGATGAAAATGGAGAAACAATTTTGAAGAAGTTTTATGCGGACCAGGAGAAATACTCATTTCCATTTCAAATGATGGCATATGTTTCAAGACTAAAAGTATTACGAGATACTTTAAAAACCATTAAAAATGATACACATGATAGAAATATTATTATTATTACAGAGAGAAGTCTATATACTGATAAAATGGTTTTTGCCAAGATGCTTTATGATAGTAAAAAAATAGAACATGTTAATTACCAGATTTATTTAAATTGGTTTGACACATTTTCGGATGAATTTCCTGTTAATAAAGTAGTTTATGTAAAAACGTCGCCGGATAAATGCTACCAAAGAATAGTAAAACGTTCAAGAACTGGTGAAGAAAATATTCCATTAGATTATCTAGCTAGTTGTTCTAATTATCATGATAATATGTTAGATAAAGAAAATCAAGAATGTGTTTGCTTTGATCAACTTATTTTGGATGGAAATATAGATATTTATGAAAATAAAAATCAAGTTAATGAATGGATTAATCAAATTGACAAATTTACTAGAAATTAATATTATTATATTGTATATGAGTATAGATTATAGACCAAATAATACATTTATTTTTTCTTTTGTTAGAATGAATCCACCAACTCCTGGTCATTTAGTGGTAATAAAAACATTAATTGATAAGGCAATAGAATTGGGTTCAGAAAAAGCATACATAATAACTTCAAGTTCCATGGATGGGAAAAATCCTATACCTTGTAGCAGAGAGACATTGCCAAAACCAAAAACAAAAGCAGATGGTATTATTATTGACCAAATACTTACTACAGATTTAGTATATAAGTCGTCTATTTTGGAACAAATGATTGCGTCTTATAAACGTAAGCTTATGGACGCAGAACCTCCTGAAGAACAAGCGACTGAATCCTCTCTTAGTGTAGATACTGGTGATGAAAAAGAATCTAAATCTAAAACTGCTTGTGTTGGAGATAATTGTGCAATGGTTGGAGGAAATAGAAGAAGTCAAATAGAAAATCTTGACGTCATTGTTTTATGTTCAACGGGTAGTCCATTTGGATTTATATATAATGTAATTAAAAAAGATTTTATAGATCGAGGAGTACCAAAAATTAATATGTTTTTCATTGTTGGTCGAGATAGAGCAGATTTTTTAGATACTATTGTTGATAACTTTAAAACAAAAGATTATGTAAACTCTATTGATGGAGAGATTTTGGGTAGAGAAGGAATGACTGAATTAAAAACGTCTGGGTTAGGCGAACGTAGTATAGAAGATATTGATCCGTCTGCTTATTCGGCATCTTTTATAAGAGGGTTAGTTAAAAATGGACAGAGAGAAGAATTTAATCAAGTTTACAGTAGATATCTTCCACCAGAAGAAATTCAAAAAATGTTTGAAACAATACAAATTGGAATACAAATGAAATCACCTGCTTCAAAAGATGAAGATGAAAATCCACAATCAAGATATTTTGATGG